CTGCTACACCAGCTACACCTAAAATTAAGCTACCTATTTTAGCATAACTTACTGTAGTTTGATTAAATGCGATTCCTTGCAAGTAACTTGTAATAGCTGTAGTTATAGCACTTTGAATTTGTGTATCTGTATATCCATTAGCTAAAGTGATTTTAACAGTTATATTGATTGGTAACGCTGTTGCTGTTTCATACGTCACAGTTGCCCCTATAGGTCTTTGCGATTCAATATAAGTCTGTAAAGAAGTTAACAGGGTACTTCCTAATGGGTTACTATTTACATCTATAGCACATACCTTTATTGTTCCAGCCCCATTCCACAAAGGATAGACTTGAACTGCTCCAATCCCAGTTACGGACTGTGCCCACTGGATGTAATGTGCTACATTTCCGCTTGTGGCTGGAGTTTGTACAAATGCTAAAAATCTTTTTAAGAATGCTGAATCTGTTTCTGTATCTGTTCCAGTTTCTAATGTACTAGGATTTGTTACGCTCGTAATTCCATTAATCTGCACTGGCAAAGTAGTAATTATATTAACAGGCACATTATAACTACTGCCTATAGCACTAGCTGTAATATTTACTGTTGCAATACCACTAGCTATGGTTACTGAAGCATTAGTTGTATACTGTAAGCCACTTGTTGTTTGAATTATTGTCCCTGCTGAAATAACTGTGCCATTTGTACCTGTAAATGTGACTTGTCCAGTTGCTTGTGTACCTTGATTTCTAGTAACTCCAAACTCTCCAGCTCTATTATCTAAATAAGTTCCTGTTGCAGTTTGTGCAAATACATCTCCTAAAAATGTATCTAAATCAGCATATAGTGATGCTAATTCGCTTGCTACTGGTGAAACTGCATCATATAAAAAAGAACCTTCAGATGTATCAACATTTGAAGGTAAATTTACTAATATTCGATTTAAAATATCTGTACTTGAATTATTATCGGCAAAAGCCATTTTCGTTCCTCCTAACTGTAACTAATTTGAGTTGTTCCAATCGTGGTTACTAGAGTAAAGTTTATTGTTAAGGTATCTCCTGTAAAATCTACACTAAAATTATCTATTCCAATTATATAAGGATTTTGAGTTAAACAGTTCACTGTTAACCTCTGGATTTCCGCTGTTACTACTCCACGACTAAAATTTTGACCAACTACAGTATTAAATGATTGTCCATATAAGTTATCATAAGCTGCATATGTGTTTGCTTGAGTAATTAAAGCCTTATTTGTCCATATTTCTAATGCTTGCAATCCAGTTACTATTTGAAACTTTCCATCCTTCAAAACAAAATCATTTTTTTCAAAATCCCATAAATACTCAGCTACCACACTTTGGTTTGTGGTAGTTAGTGTGGTCGTAGGCTGTATGTTTAAAGGTAAAATACTTGTACTAGACATTTATACTTACCACCTTGCATAATACTAAATATATTTGTTCATCACTTACAGCTTGTACCGCCACTTGGTCACCTACATTTAAAGTATCTATAAAATTAATCTGTCCAATAATTTCAGGATTTGAATTGATATTTATTTGTCTACTATAATTATTTAATAAATAATCTGCTACTAAGATATTTGCATTGGTTATCTGCACATCTCCAGTCTGTATTACTAGATTAGGCGGTACACTAACAACTGTTGCAAGTTCTACAGTTCGAGGATTATTTTTTGCCCCACGCTCTTCCATTAATTTTAAAAGTTTTGAATAACTATCCATTTTTTACCTCCTAATCATCTGAATCATCTGAACTATCGTCTACAGTATCATCTACTTCTGTATCTACCACGTTATCATCTATGGTAATATTGCTAGAACTCTTTTTCTTATTACCTTTTTTACTCTTTTTATTTGTACTACTATTTGTACTATCTTCAGAATCTGAATCATCATCCATTGAGTAATCAGCATCCATTAAATTACTTATATTCAATGTTAATTCCATTGTGTAACCACCATTTTGCATATCCCATGTATGAGTATCTGTATCTATATATAAGACATTATTTTGCATTGTGGTTAAATAGAAAACCTGACACGCTACACCATATCCAGTAATACAGTCTATGCATCCTAAAGCATCTACGGTTATATCTGTTTCTAAGCCATAAAGCATATTAGTTGCAGCTGTATTCGTATCTTTGTCTTTGGATATTTCATAATTATCTTGAAAAATTCCAAATTGATTAATCCAATCAGTATTTTCTACATTAGATGCATAATTCCCATTAGTATCATAGATATTTACTTGATTTACCATATTTTCAATACTATCTTTATATTTTATACTAGAAATATTAACAGATACGTCAAGTGTAAAATCACTTACCAAACCACCTTTTTCAATAATACTTAATTTTCCATTTTGCATTATAGGAATATACTGCATGTTGTTTTGTTCACTCGCTTCTGTATAACATTCCATAATTATATTGTATAAAGTTTTATCTTTAACAATACGACTAATTGGAATACCAGTTGTTGCTATAGTGCCAGTTTCCACGCCTACATCACTACAAACAATAGATACTGCCTGTTCTGGAGTTACATTTTGAAAATTATAGCTTGCCTTACTCTTTAGTAAATGATACATAAAATCATAGGCTGTAAAAGTCAATTCTTCTGCATCGCTATCAATTTCCCTATCTATAACCATTCCTCTAAATATTTCACCCTTAATATCATCTACGATATAAATAATATAACCCGAACAAACACAAACTTTAGGCTGGTTAGTATCGTAAATCGGATATCCAATTGTTGCTTCAAGCTTTCTGGAAGGTTGGTCTTTTGATGCACTTAAATTTATAGTTTTTGAGTAAGGTGTGATATCTGTTGTTACTCCGTTATAAAGTCCATAAATTTTAATCATGATGAAATCACCTTATATTCCTTTAGCGTTAACGTAAAATAAACATCACCAGTCCCATCTTGTTCCCCATGCTCAAATGCTTCTACAGAAACAAGCATATTAACATCTGTACCAGTAATAATTAGCCTTGGAGTAATACTGTTTACTCTCCAGTTTTCAATTGTTTTCACACAATTATAAGGAGTTGGGAATCCTGTATACTGGCAAAAACCGTATGATTGATTAGGAAAAAAACTTTCAATTTCTATTTCTGCCAATTTTGGTTTTCCCAACAAATTAACTTCACCCAAATTTTCCACAATAATTACTGTGTTATTATTTGCAGTTTTTAAAGTGTACTTTTCGGGGGTAATTGGAAATTGAAAATCAATGCTGTTTGCTGTATCTAATAAATGAAATTCCATAATATGCCCCCTTTATACTGTTGCCATTGAACGCTTTAATATTTTTTTAGTTAATTTATCTACTATATCATCAATATCTTTATCTGAACGTACTGACAAATTATCAGCTAATTTAGGAATATTAATTGTTATGTTGTGTTTTCCATTAGAGTTTGATTTTGCCTTAGATGTAGATGATGTTGTGGTATTAAGTCCACTTTCCATATTAGTTTTAATCCCTAGTGATACTTTTTTAATCGGGTCGGTAACTAAATGAGTATTTACAGTTATACCTTTAGCCATCCCTTGCATGAAATCGGGCATCCAACTCTCATAATCTCTAAGAATCCCCTTATCAGGTCTACTAAAATGTAGAAAACTTGCAATAGTATTTCCAACACCTTTTACAGCGTTTCCAATTGCTCCAATCTTACTTTTTATACCATTAATTAGTCCATCTATCATATCTGAACCCCATTTAAAAGCATCTTTGGCAAAGTTAGCAATTGGTGCAAAAGCGGCTTTAATTGCTGTCCATAATTGTCCAGCTTTTTGTTTAACAGTGTCCCAATTTTTATATAATGCAATTCCAATAGCAATTAAAATACCTATAGCTACACATACCAAGCCGATTGGATTAGCATCCATAACTAAATTTAATAAATTCTGCGAAATTGTCCATATCTTAGTTACATTTGTAATCGCTGTTATAATTCCTGTTATAACCTTAAAGGCTAAAAAACCACCAAGAATTCCCCCTAGAACACTTTCTACAATTGTTCCATGACTAACAATAAAACTAAAAATAGGAATAACAAATTTAGTAAACACACTAGCAACTCCACTAAATACTTTTTCAACAACAGATTTTATCTGAGGATAATGTGCAGTAACCCAATTAACTACGTTGGCAAAGAATTTACCGATATCATTCATGATTTTATTAACATCTTTTTTATGATTATTTAAAAAACCTGTTACTTGTGAGATAGCACTCTTAACATCTGGCAAAACTGTTTTAATAAATTTATTTACTGCATCTTTTAATCCACCTAAGTTATTAAGATAAGCATACGATATTGCTGTGATTAAAGCTATAAATAATGTTGCTGGTGCGGCTATGCCCTGTAAACTCTTCCCAATACCTTCGATGTCAAAGGGCAAGAAACTAAATAATTTTTTAAGAACTGTTGTACCACCAATAAGAGTTCCAAGTCCAGCCGCCATCGCTAATGCTCCAGCTATAAATTTCTTAGTTGATGGACTTAGATTGTTCAACTTTTGAGCCATTTTATCTAAAAACGAAGCGAACTTTTGCATATATGGCAAGATAAATTGTCCTATACTCGTTTTAAAACTATTTAATGTATTTACTACCTGTTTCATCGTCCCGTCATACGTAGAAAGTTGGTCTTTTGCTGCCCCACCAAATCTCTTATTAATAGCGTCTTGAACTTGTGCAAAACTTATACCAGCTTTAACCTGTTCTTTTGTTACAATTCCAAGTCTTTCCAATTGCATATATCGTCCATCGTATGCCTGTCCTAATAAATTGGATGCACTTGTTAAGTCTGTATTTGTTCCAGCAGCTAAGTCCGTTAAAGTACTTTGCATTTTGAGTGCATCATTAAATTTAACTCCCTTCTCCGTTAAACTAATCAACGCCGATTTTGCATCTCCTGCCGAATATTCGGACATTTTCATGACTCCACTAGTAAAATTACTTACTTGCCCACTTGCTTGACTCCATGAAACACCTTGGTTTTCAACTAATCTCTGTAATTGAACTGTGCTGTCTTGTGCTTTCGCTGCACTTGATAGAGCACTGTTTAAGTATCCCGCTGCTAACACTCCTGTCGCTCCAAATGCTAGTTTTGCAGTATTAGCAAAATTTTGAATTCTGGATTGAAATGTACTAGTTTCATTTTTAGCATCTTGCATCCCCTTTAGAAAATTACCGCCAAGATTTAATACAGCAGACATATTCAAATTACCCATTTATTTACTCACCTCCGCATTTTCTTTATTTATTTCTTCTATCTCTTTTTCAATAAAATTCTTTAAAATTAACTTTTCTCCAATGCCTTTATTAGAAAAATCTGACGGGGATATACTATGCATTTTCCACGCATAGTACATTAATTGGACTTCCCCATCAGATTTTAAGAGTTTTTTATTTCTTTATCGGAATTCTCTATATTCTCAATTCCAGAAATTCTACTTATTGTTTCTGTTAATAAATTCGCTTCTCCTACGTTAAAAAGCATTTTTATTAACTCATATGGAGATGGTACACCAAAATGTTTTAATAATGCTTTATCCTTTAAAACTGGGATTCCTGCTAAAATCATTTTAAATTGTGCTTCAGACAACGTACCATCTTTAAGTTTTCCTTGCTTGCTTGTATTTTCTATAGTCCCTTGCTGTATTTCGTTATACAAATCTATAGAAATAGGCATACATGTAAAAGTAATGCCTAGTCTTTTTATTAAAACATCCTCACTTGGTAACACTAATTTACCTTTATCTAATGCCAATAACTGTTCTACTACGTTCATATATAATTCCTCCTAAAATTTCGTTAATTAATTATTTGTTGGTGGTGCTATTGTGTCCACATAACTAAATCCTGCGAATGTGAATGGTACATCTTCCTCTAGCAATTTATCTACTTCAAAGTTCATAACAGTAAACTCATCAAAAAGAACATCCTCGATGTTTACTCGTGTACTGCCATTACTTGATGGGTCGCATAAGGTCGCATAAATTGTGCAAGGTGTTTGTAACCCAGTTGCAAAATTACTTTGCATTGTTAACCATATTCTGTCAGAAATTTTATTTAATTTTAATGTTCCTTTACCCTCATATCCTATAACTTTGGAATGTTTCCAAGGGTCACCCAAAACTTTTACATCTGCTTTAACGTTAGTCACCTTACATTCCAAACTAATACATTCTCCAACTAAATCTCCATTAAGCCATACTTGTCCATAATTACCGTTTATCGTCTGTGTATAATCAAAAGCCATTTGCTTTCCCTCCTATATTGCAATATTAAATACAAAGTTTTCCATAGCATCTAATAAAGCTACAGATGCAGCTAAGAACACTGTATTTCCTGTGTTTGCTTCTTTTATCTGTTGTTGCGTCATATTGGCGACTGTTGTGCCCGTAGGCATTACGTAGTTTATACTATTTAAATATGCAGTTTGAGCCAATATATCAATTCCAATCGTACTGCCAGTATCTAATAATTGAGATGATTCCAAACCAGTGAAATATGCTTGTATTGCTAGAATTAGCATACATTTATAGTTACTATAAACGAGCGTTTTTACATCCAATAATTTACCAACAAAAAAAATTGAACATTTACGCTATCATTTGTTATAATTAAGTTCTCACACAAAACGTAACAAAGGAGATAACATAAATGTTCAATGGCTCAATTATAACAAATTCATCATCTATAATCAAATTCTTAAAAGAATCAAGATTTGGACTTTATTTTACAAAACCACAGCTTCATATCATAGCACTTATTATGAGTGCTATGATTAAGAAAGGGTTTGTAGGTAAAGTTACAGATGTATCTGACCTAATGCCTTTCAGACATAGGACTAATATAGGAAAAATTTTATCTAAAAGTCCTTGGAATGAAGATTATGTTGAAAGAGCACTCCGTAATTTAGTTCTCAAAAAGATGTGGGAGGTTTCTAAAGCAACTGGAAAACCAATTTATGTTGCTATAGATGATACTATTTCAGAAAGGACTGTGCCCTCGTCAAAGGCACTAAAACCTATTGAAAAGTGTAGTTTCCACAATTCTCACTTAAAACGTAAAACTGTTTACGGACATCAATTAGTAACAGTTATGCTTATTTGTGATGATGTTGTTATGCCATACTCAATATCTATTTATGATAAAAAGATTAAGAGTAAAATTCAAATGGCTATTGAGCTTATAAATTCTTTACCGTCTCCAATAAATGAAGGATATGTTTTGTGTGATAGCTGGTATAGCTGCAAAAAGATTTTTAAAGCTTCTGAGAAAGCTGGTTTCAAATATGTAGGAGGCTTACGTACTAATAGAGTAATTTATCCTACTAATCATGAAAGGCTTGGGATTAAGCTTAATAATTTTGGGAAAACATTAACTAAAGAGGATGTCGACCTAGTCAAAGTTGGCAACTCAGAATATTATGTGTATTCCTACAAAGGAAAGTTAAATGATCTAAAAGAAGCATTAATAGTGCTAAGTTGGCCTAAAGAAGCTCTTTTCAAAGAAGGCTGTTTAAGAGCATTTGTAAGCCCTATAGTTTCAAACATGTCTACACTAGAATTATTAAACCATTACAGACATAGATGGCCTATTGAGACATTCTTCAGAGAATCTAAGAAAAAGCTGGGTTTAGATGACTATCAAATTCGCAGTGAAAAAAGCATAAAAAGATACTTGCTCATAATGATGATTACTTATGTATATTGCGGCTTAGAAATATCTAAAGATACTTTAAAATTTAGTGATGGGTTAAAAACTGCAAGAGCTCAATTAGAGGCAGAAAAAATAACTTTCATTTATGAAAAAACTCAAGATGGAGAGTCTCTTGATTCCATTTTAGAGCTTTTTAATGCTGCAGAAGTATCTCTTTAGTCATTTAACTGGAAATATTTGTTTGTAATTTCGCTCATTTATAG